CGGGATGCCGCAGTCGCGATGGAGAACATGCGCGAAGGCCGAGAAAAAGTCGTCGCGGACCTCGCTGACCTGATCGTCCATTCCGATTTCGCGCATCAAGTCCGCTTCAAGGCGCGTCAGGCGCATGCTCGGGAGAATTCGTTCGACGACAAATACCTGCGCGTCGGCCCATAGCTCCGGTCCGGCATTCGTTTTGACGTACAGACTAAGATCGTCGAACAGATAGAACCGAGTTGCGTCAGGCCTTGGATCGTCCTGAAATGCTTCGCGGATGTTGTCGGCGAACGGCTCGAATGAGGTTTCAACAAGTTGTTGCTCCTCGTCCGTCAGGCGCGCGTCCATGCGGTAGTTGTGGTGCAGGTACGCGCGGACGGATTGCGGTAGGTCGTGCGCGTCAAATGCGCGGATTGCAGGGTCGAAAAATTGGATTTCTTGGATGATTTCGTGAATGGTTTTCATGCTTTGGATTGGTTGCGGATAGGTGGCCTACCCTTTCGCTCCACTCTTTCGAATGAAGCGCGGAGGAGAGGTCAACGGTCCGCTTTGCAATAGGTGCGGTAGTCTATGCGGCCGATCAGATAATCCGCGCATGCGCGGGAGCGTTTTTCCGTCCATCCGACTGGACCAGTCAGCCAGTCGAATATGTCAGAATATGTCAGGCCGCGTGCGGACTTGCGTGCGTGCGTGAGGTTTCCGTTGATCAGGTTGTCCACGGCCGTTTCTATGCGTTGGATTGATGTCATTGGATGCGTTGGGTTTTATTTGAGGTTGAAAGCTTCACGCCACGCTAGGTAATCGTGGCAAAGATCGGTGTCGAAAGAATAGACTCCAATGTCGGGAAAACCGTCTGCGCGTAGACAGGTGACAAAGAGCCAACGACGGCCGTGCATTACGAAAGGTTCCTCGCACTCGCGCAAGCGTAGGAAAGGGACAAGCGGGATATTGGACATGGTTTTTTATTCGTTGGGTTTAGGGTTTAGAAAGAGCAGCACCCGCAGCATGGCGCGTCTTCGCAACGCCCGCGCGCATTGCGCGTGCCTGTCCAACCGGAGGAGGTTTTGACGCACACAAGGCCGGAATTCTCAGGCATGCGGCCGGTGCATGCATTGCAGTCTATGCGCCATGCGCGGTTGCGTTTGGTGACGGTTCCTAAGCCTGAGGGAACGTATTCGTGACATTGGACGCATTGGCCCGGATATCGGTTGATCATTGGATTTGATGGATTGAGTTTTGATTGAGACTAAAGACACGTTGCAACCTACGCTTTCGCATAGGCTGACACGTTGCTTTAACCCACGACAAAGCCCGTCGTGTCGGTCTTTGCTTTACCTTTCGCGGTCAGGCCCACAACAACACCCTTAGGATCGAGAAAACGAAGGTCATTCTCATCGCCATTGATGACCGGATATCCGTTCCAGTTCGTCGGCAAAGACTTTCGGAAAACGACCGCCACGTTGCCGCCACGCTTCAAAACCTCGAGGCATTGGCTTTCGTTGGCTTCGGAGCGTGAAAAGGTCAGGGAATAATTGGACGGGAGCTTTCCATCTAGAAAGGTCAGCATCCGGTCGTAATTTTTGGTATAGTCGTAAAAGCGGGTTTTCTTGAACGCTTGGATGACCGTGTAGCGTTCCCATCCGATATCGGATGTCCCGTTTAATCGGATGACCGGGGTCATTTTCTTGGCCTTGGCCTTACGGATGACCGACGTGACGTTTTCTTTCAGCGTTGCAAGGAAGGTTTCGCGGTCTTTGACGTAGAAAATTGTCTTTGATGTACGCGCTTGCTGAACGGAGTTAAACGCGCCACGACCGGCGTAGTATAGGCAAAGGTTTCGGCATCCATTGGATGCATTGGGACATGCGTTGAAAAGCCCGGAAATGCGGTCAGGTGCAAGATAGAGAATTCCGGTCATAAAGCCACGCTTCTGGCCTTTGACGGTTTTTGCGTTGGTGTCGACGGATAGGAGGTTTTTGGTCATGGGTTTTTAGAATTGGGATTTGAAGAAAATCAGGAAGAAAACGTAGGAAACGACAGCGTATGCCAAGGCTTGGAAGGCTAGGCTAAGGATTTTTTGACGCAGGGTGCTTTTCACGGCGGAAAGACTAGGGGGAACGGAAAAGGAAGTCAAAAGAAAAGTAAAAATATTTTTAGGAAAGGGGAAAACGGTGGGATTTGCTCAGGAAAACGGGGGAAAAATTTTTGAGAGGGGAACGCCTGGCGAAGTCAAAAATCGATTTTTGAGGCGGGGAAACGTGGTGGGGAAAGCAAGTTGCCGAAACCTACCTTGCTTGGCAAAGTACCTTGTATGACAGAGAACCAATGGAATCAGGCCAAAGCCCTTTACCTATCGGGAAAGACTTGGAAAGCAATCGGAAGCGAATTGAGGCTAAACTTTGCAACGCTGACCAGCAAGGCGAGCAAGGAAGGAATCACCAAGGTGAAGCGGGAAATGCGAAACACTATTTCCTCAAAGGAAAGTGTTTCATTGGAAAGTCTGTCTGCGCTTGTCCGCTCTAAGCTCGCGGCTGATGCCGCCAGCACGTTGGAAAGGATCGATAGCTACGCATTGGACGGGATAAAGGACGAAAGCGTGAGAGAGACTATCCTTGGAAGCGTGGCGAAGCGTAGTGCGTTGGTATTCGGATGGAGCGAACAAGGGGAAGCGGCGTCTGTGTCGATCAATTTACTCGGATCGATGCCGGATCGATCATTCGAAGTGAACGTGACGAGCGAATCCGAAACGAAGTAAATATAACAGTGATTGTACGCAACGGGCGGACTAATGGACTGGATTAGATAAGCTAATGACAGAAAAGGATTGTTTTCCCTAGGGGTTGGCAGGAGGTTGGACGCCTGGGGGAGGCCCCCTTTGGGGGTGGGCTTCGTTTACGATACCCCCCTCAAAAATTTTCCGCCTTTTTGACCATGCTAAACAAAATCAAAATTGGTCAAAGTATTTCTCTCTCAACAGCGGAGCGTAAGCTCGCCCATTTCGTAGCCAAGAATCGAAATGGTAAGAATCGATATTTCAACGTGGTGAACCTAAAAATCAGTGCGGAAGATCCGCATACGGTCGATCTTGAGGGAATCTGCGGCGAGTTAGCTTTCTGCAAGCTGTTCAATGTTTATCCTGATCTGGATACGGATCGTAATCCTCCGCATCCGCTCTATGACGCGATTGTCCCGCCGCCACCGGGATTTTGCATCGATGTTAAAACGACCAAGTATGACAATGGAAAGCTGTTGGTCGATGCGCGCAAAGGATCGAAAACCGACGGGGTGGACTTCTACGCTCTGATGACAGGAACTTTTCCAGGTCCGTACACATTCCGTGGAGTCATCGCGAAGGAGCATATCATCCAACCTCATAAACTTGGCCTACTCTGTGGATACAAGAGCTACATGGCGGAGCAGTCGGAGCTGACCGATGAGTTTACTAATTGTGATTGACACTTTAGTCGCCCTTGTGCGTCAGTGCGCGTAACGACCTTAAGCAATGCGGAGGCTTGGTCAGCCATCGCAAAACCGTCTAAGCGGCAATGACACTCCGCGTGTAGCAGGTTGGATAATCAGCCACCGTGTGGTGGATGGATGGCCAACCATAACGCAGATAACGTCGGTTTAATTTCATAATCTCATGGCTTGTCCTAATGTCTTCAACGCCTTCGCGGTGGCTACTGAGTCGCTCGCGCAGGACGTTTATAAACGCGCCTCGTACCGCTCGATGTGGCTCAACATGATTGAGCGCGGCGAGTATCCTCAGGGTACTGGTCTGACCCAGACCTCGTTCACCACCACTTCCATCGAGCCGACTGCGGCTGAGGAGTGGTCGGCCATCACGCTCGCCAGCGGCAATCCCGGCGATAACGCTGGTGCTTGCGATGTCACCTACAATGACGTTCCGGTCGGCTACAATGCCGTCACCTGGAGTCCTGAGCGTTTCGCCCTCAAAGGTCCGCTCTTGTGTAAGGACGATCTGACCTTCGATCATCGCGTCGAGGCGTTCTTGCGTGTGTACTTTGAGAAGCTCTCCATCCGCGCTCAGCGTTCTTGGGAAACCCGTTACCAGAACATGTTCGCCAAGTATGCCATCAAGGCTGTGGCCGACTCGTCCTTCACTCAGGTTGAGACGATTCCGTCTGGCGTGAATGAGCTGCCCTGGATTCAGACCGGTTCCGCTGGTCAGGCGCTGAATCAGTCCACCTCCGAGCTGACTCAGGAGATGCTCGATGTGGCTGCTGCCACGCTGATCCGCAACGGCGCTACCAATCCTGATAGCTCTGGCTTCATCAGCTATTCGAGCGACGGCCCGGTGTTCCCGCTCTATATCGGCTTGGAGGCTTCTCAGCGCATCGCTCAGAACAACCCCGCGTTCCGTGAGGATCTGCGTCAGGCTGATATGGGCAGCGGCAGCGGCGCTGAGTTGCTCAAGCGCATTGGCGCGAATCGGGTGATTAAGAACTTCCGGCATGTGCCGAATCTGTTCCCGCCCCGCTACACCTACGCTGGTGGCAAGTACACGCTGGTTCAGCCGTTTACCAGCGCCAATGGCACGAAGGGTACGGTGTTCAGCGTCAACTCAAGCTGGGTGACTGCTCCGTTCGAGGCTGCGTTCGTTGTCACCCCGTATGTGTTCAAGTCGCACATTGTGCGTCCTGTGAACCGTGTTGGTGATTTGAGCTGGATGCCGACCAACTACATGGGCGAGTGGCAGTGGGTGACTGGTGCCTACAAGCTCGATGTGGATTGCGCCGATCCTCTGGAGAAGAAGGGTCAGCACTATGCTGAGTTCATTCATGCTCCCGAGCCAATCTTCACTAACCAGGGCATGACGATTATCTTCCGTCGTTGCACCGGCGCTTTGACCACCATCATCTGCTCGTAATCGAGCTAATAATTCACAGACCCGCAGGCGTGAAAATGCTTGCGGGTTTTTTCTTTTCGGCGATTGTTGCCACCGGATTATCTCATAGGTTGTTTGTCTCACAGCTCCGTTGTTGGAGCAGCCCCTCATCGGCCCGAAAGGCTGGTGGGGGGTTTTTGATTGACATACATGCCATGAGTCTGATGCTCGCTTCAT